CAACATCAAATACTATGCGTCTAAAAGAGACTCAGAAATAGATGGTGTCAAATCACACTTCATAGGTGATGACACAGCTAAAGACAAAAGATTATTGGATGGGGAATGGACACAAATAAGAGCAGAAAGAACACGATTACTAGCAGAAACAGACCATCATGCTCTGTCAGACCAAACACTTTCAGCAGACATGAAAACATACAGAACGAAATTGAGGGATTTACCCTCAGATCAGTCTAGCAAGACTAAATATTCAGACATAACATGGCCAACAAAACCATAGAGTAAACAATGCCAATACGAAGATTAGAAGATACATTAACCGCAACAACAGCAACCATTGCTGGAGAAGATATAGCTGCGAGTACTATTCCAGTTAAACCTCATATCCAGTATGGAATACTATGTCCAGCTATTGCAGGGAAACTTTTGGATGGAACTACAAATCATTCTGGTGCATATGGAACTGCACAATCTGATGGCAAATCATACTACTATACAGATATAAAAGGTTCGGGGCCTATCAAAGATCCTAGAATCGGCGCACATTTTGGTAGTCAGAGGCATAAAACAAGAAGTTTACAGTTGCTTGAACAAGAAACTGCATCAAATGGTAAAAATATTTTTTCTGTTGATGGTAGAGAATGGTTTAGGGCATATTCAACTGGTGGTGGTTGGAATGTACAAAATCATAGTGGTGGCAATTTCATACAATCTAATACAGATTGTGCAGGATGTTATTTAGAAATTACAGGATATTTTAATGACATAAACTTTTCAACTTATACTTATAATAATCGGTGTGATGATATTGATGTTTCAGTAAATGGAACTTTGTCTGTAGATGGATCAACTGTACTTGGAGGAAGAACAACAACTGCTTCACCATTGGGAGCCTCTGGAAGGTATGTTGATGGAGGGTCATTTGTTAATGGGGGTTCTACATTATCAACTTCATTAGGAACTACTCCTGCAATTAATACAGTAAGATATGAAATGAAAACTGGTTCTAGTGAATACGTTGTTTTTTCTGGTATTGAACTAATAACTCAAGACACCACATCAACTGCAAACAAATCCAAAATACAGATACCAAGCCAGAATGTAGTCAGCTACGGAAAGAAGTTTTCAGTCTCAGGCACACCACATTACAATCCTTTCAATGGAATGTCTGGCGCAAAAACACTAGCACAACTAGGAGATTATATAGATACTGCAACTTCTTTAGGAATGGATAATTGGAAAGCGGGCACATCAAATTATTACAAGCCGTTTAATGGCGGTAGAGTTGTCAAGTGGGTAGACTCAAGTGGTACAATAAAGACCTCAGTTACTATGATGCCTCCTAATGCACAAAATATTTCAGGAACAGCATCCAATGCAGTATCAAATGCACATATACAAGCAGGAACTAATGATGACCCAATCAATTTTGATACTACAACAATAGCAAATGCAACCCCACTTCATGAGATAGCCAAATCATTCTATTGGAGAGAGTTTGGAAATGGTGCGGCCAATGGGGGGAGAGAAGCTAATTATGCAGATGCAAGTATGTTGAGAAATGTTCAAGATGATATTGGTTATGTAATGGATGATGGTCTTACATCTCTGGCAGCAAAGGAAATTCAAGCAACTACTTCAGGTGTTACACAGCCTGGAGCAAGCACTTCTGCTGCATATGTAATTTATACTATTATTGGAACAGGGTTTGGTTTATCTGATATTAGTGGAAACCATATTACAGTTGCTCAAAATTTACCTTATGGTACTCACATATATAAAGGAACTTGGTCTGGTGATGGAACAAAAATGTATATAGATGGTGTTGAAGTAGAAGCAAGTACCCCAAATCCATTAGATAGAACTGAAGTACATATTTACCAGCCTAAGAAACCGCCAATTCCAGATGACGCTTGTATCATATCTGACTATATGCTCATGGCAGATTTTGTTGTAAGAGGAGCAGGATTTGGGAAAATATCTAAAGGAGTTCGGTCATGTTCTGCCTCCAGAGATTTTTGGTATGATACAACTGGAGTTTCCTTCAGAACAACCTCTCACGGCCCTGTCGATTCAACCAATTCAACTACTGGTCTGCCTATTGCCACTAATTCTATGAGTTCTGGTCAAAATTCTACTGCTAAATTACCTTATTTTGGAACAGATTTTGTTATAACACATTATGCGAACAGAATTGGAACTGTAACTGAAGATTTAAACTCTGATGTTGGAACTTCTGCAAGTATTAGTACATCTACAAATCAAGGAGCTACAAAACATACTGGAAACAATCTAGCAGTAAATCAGTTTAAAAGTCATATGGTCGATGGTCAAGGAGGTGATGAGCTTTGGCTTTCCACATTAGAAGTAGCAACGCCAACCCACACTAGTTCTCATTACCAACCCTTTGAAACACCTACTCTACAAGAGTTGGTAGGGGGCGACAGGAACATGGAGCAAACTAATCTTATCGTGTCGCCTGATGGAAAGACATGGGATGAAGTGACTAGAGATACGAGTTATATTGGAAAAGGTGTTCTTTCTCTTGGCAACGATACAGGATTAATTGATTATAATGTTAAAGTGTTTTGGGATGAGTGCCGTGGATTTTTTACAGACCCCGGCAAGTATGTGCATAATTTTAATAAGGATTTTGCTATTGCAAGCGATAGAGTTATTTGTTTAAAAGATGGTATGTATCGAGTTTATCTTGCTTCCACTCAACAATCTGCTGGTAATCAACAACTAGTGTATTGTAATATAAATGATCAGCCCTTTATTACATTGTATAACACAGATACTAATTGGATTTCTGGAAGTATTAGTGGTCAATGTCATCTTAAACGTGGAGATTGGATTTGGGTACAGGGAGGATATTGGACTAATGATAACTCATGGACATACTTTACTATAGATAGAATTTAAGGATAAGAATGTTTATATCACACAAAAGTAACGTACTTCAAAAAATCCACGAAACAGAATGGAATTGTCGCAGAAAGACTAAAGACATGACCAAAGATGAGTATTGGGTTTGGGTAGAAACCATTAAGGATTCTGATGGTGAACCAGATTACTCAGGTGAAACTGGATATACGATAGTTGAATGTACTGATGAAGATGTAACTACAAGACTTGCTCAATTAAGAGATTATATAAATCATGATCGTAAGCCAGGAGAAGCATTAGTTTATAACATCAAATACTATGCTTCCAAAAGGGATGCAGAAGAAATACTGGACATTGATGGGAAAAGTCATGATCCAAAACAATATGTATCTTCTCATTTTGTAGGAGATGACACCGCTAAAGACAAAAGAATACTAGACCAAAAATGGGCAGACATTAGAACAGAAAGAAACAGATTACTCACAGAATCAGATTGGGTAGTAGTGAAAGCAAAGGAAGAACATCCTAATGCAAGTATTCCTTCAGATTGGGTAGACTACAGAACGGAACTCAGAGACATTACAAAGCAGTCAGATCCAGATGATATAACATGGCCAACAAAACCATCTTGATATATAAATATAAGTAAAAAACAATTATGGCAATTTCAAAAATAACAAGTGCAGGAATTACAGCGGATTTTGATAATACATTAACAAGTGCAGATTTAGCTCCAAACTCTGTAGATAGTTCAGAATTGGTGGATGGTAGTATTGATGCATCTCATATTTCAGCAAATGCGATTGTTACTGCTGGTATTGCAGATAATGCAGTCACAAATATAAAACTTGCAGATGAAGGTACTTTAACACAATCTGCTATAAAAAAATCAATTCATAAATCATGGATTTTAGGATCATAAAAATAAGGAGAAAATAAAATGGCTATAGCTAGAGGGGCAGGAACAGAGATAATTCGTAGTGCAACATTTGCTGATGTAGATAGCACTTTACAAATTTTAATTCAAGGTGAACAGCATCATATTTATACAGTGTTAAGTGTATTAGTTTATATTGAAGATTTACAAGCAGCAACAAATTCATTTTATTTAATTTTAAAAGCATATAACAGCAAAGGTGGAACTACTGCCGTAAATCAAAAAATATTAAATTGGAAACCTTCAGTGGTAGCCGAGTCTTTTGTCTGGAATGATAAGTTCAGTTTTAATGGTTA